CGGAGGTCGGGACGAACGCGCCGCAGGGCAGGCGCCTCGAGTACGGGTTCTACGACATGACCGACAGCATCGGGCGCCACTTCTTCCAGGTTCCCCGGCCGCATGTGGGGCCGTCCGTGAACGAGTTGGAGACCGACTTCGAGCCCGCGTTCCGGGACGCCGTTGATCGCATCTTCGGGAGCGCCTGATGATCGACCGTCAGCCCGTCACCAAGGCCGTGATGACGCTGCTTGGCACCCTGACCGGGAAGCCAGTGGGTCTGATCACCGTGCCCATGGACCCGGCCACCAATCAGCCGTATCCGCCGCCGTACACGCTGCTGTACCCGCTGGACCACAACTCCGACGACGGCACCCTGGCCGACCGGCACGGCGCCGCGGTCTCCGACTACCAGGCCACGTTCGTATCCGGGCCCGCCCCGGGGCACCCGGACAGTCAGGGCACCGGCGTGCAGTCGCAGTGGCTGGCAGACAAGGGCCGCAAGGTGATTGAGCGGCCCGTGGACGGCAGCCCCGGCTACCGCTACCCGCTGACCATCCCGGGCACCAACTGCTATTGCCGGGAGGCGCGGGAAGCGGGGGGAACGTCCGACGCGGGAGATGCAATCATCACTTCAGTGATCCGTTTCCGGTTCTACCTGGAAGCCACCGCCTGACAAGGGCGCAGTACGACCGCACCGCGGCGGGACCCCACGCGGACGCCACCACCTTCTGGTGGCCGCCACACCAACACGTGTAGCAAGGGGCCCCAATCGATTTGGCCCCTATCCGCGAGGGGCCATCCATGAGGTTCAACCGCAAGGGCACCACCAAGATCTACTACCTGCCGACGATCGCCGCGACCACGCTGATCCCGACCACCTCGGAGATCACCGCCGGGACGGACTACACGCAGCAGATCAACGCCATTGACGGCTGGTCGCTGGAGAACCAGCCGATCGAGACTCCCGACATGGCGTCCACGTTCGTCTCCAAGATCGGCGGCGACGACTCCGCAGCCGACTCCAGCCTCACGTTCTACGAGGACAGCACGCTGGACGACGTCGAGACCGACCTGGCCAAGGGCACGTCCGGTTACGTCGTCATCTTCTCCAAGGGCAAGACGACTGGCGCCAAGGGCATGGACGTCTACCCGGTCACCGTCGTCAGCAACAGCAAGGCGTACACGGCAGACAACGAGGCCGCGAAGATCACCGTCCAGTTCACGATCACCGCCCGGCCGCTGTTCAACGGCACCGCGCCGTAACCCACCCCCCCCATGAGCCCCCCGCCGGGCCCCGGTGTATCTGGGAAGGGCGCCGCGCGCGCCCGGCCGGGCCTTCCCACGGAGACCCGAATGACGAGCACCACGAGCAGCTGGGATGCCCTCGAGAAGCGACTGGACCAGGTGAAGAAGCCTGTCCGGACGTTCAAGCTGTGCCAGGACACCGACATCCGCGACCGGTACCGCGAAGCCGAGTACGACAACGAGCAGGCCCAGAAGGTCCTCAAGGACCTCCCCAAGGACGCCGACCCCGACGCCCGCGCCATCTACCAAGCGCAGGTCCGGGCCGCAGCCGCTGAACTCGCGGCCGCGAAGAAGGCGTACGACGCAGAGGTCATCGTGCTCCGCTTCGCCGCCCTGGAACGCAAGGACCTCGAGAAGCTCCAGAAGGACAACCCGCCCAGCGAAGCCGAGGAGTCCGAAGGCAAGGACTTCGCGATGGACACCTTCGCCCCGGCGCTCATCTCCGCCGCCTCCCTGGACGGCATGCCCGCCGCCGCCGCCCAGAAGTACCTCGACACCTGGCACGCATCCGACGCCGCAGCCCTGTGGAACGCGGCCTGGTCCATCCAGCACCAGCAGCGGACCGACCTGGGAAAAGGCTGATTGACGATGCCGCCTTCCGAGCCGAGATGGAGCTGTGCAGCGAATACCGCATCCCGCACAGCCACTTCCGCGGCCTCGGAGACGGCACCTGGACCGACCTGGACCGGCGCAAAGCCCTCGCCTACGCCGCGTACACCAAGACGCTCTGCCCCACCTGCGCCACGCGTGCTGAGGAGTGGGACGAAGACGCGGGCGGCGACGAGTACGCCTACACCGCCATCACCCACCGCTGTGTCGGCTGCCAGGTCCTCGCCGACAAGCAGAAAACCGTCCCCGAAGGCGACGAAGGGCACGGCGTGAAAGTCCTGCTGCTCCCCACCAGCATCCACGCCGCCATGCAGTACGCCCACGACCAGCACTAGCCGAGGAAGGAGCCCGCCAGTGTCCGAGTGGAATCTGTCCGTACGCCTGACGGGTCAGGGCTCCGGCCTGGCACGCACCCTGCGGGATGTCTCCTCCGACGCACGGTCCGCGTCCAACGAGGTGAACGCGCTTCGTCGCAATCTGACCTTGCTGCGCACCGAGGCAAGCAACAACATCAGCGTCCGCCTTGACGTGGATGCCGACCACCTCCGACGCGACGTCAATGCGGCCCTCACCACTGCTGGTGCGGGGCAAGGCCTGCGGGTCGACCTCCAACTCGGCAACGCCATGCAGCTGCGCCGCGACGTGGAGAACGCGGTCCGCTGGGCTGCCTGGGGTCACCGGATCGAAATCCCCATCGGGCTACGCGACCCCAACCAGCTGCGCCGGGACGTGTCAGCTGCCGTGCGCCGAGCCCAGCAGGGCCAGACGATCCGGATACGGGTCACCGGCGACACCAGCGGCTTGCGTGGCGACATCCGGCGGGCCACCGCCACGACGGGCGGCGGCGGGGGCGGGGGCGACAAGTCCAACTTCAACCTCAAGGGCCTGCTGACGCTGGCTCCGGCCGCCATCCCGCTCGCGGCCGGCCTTTCTGCCAAGCTGGCGCCCCTGGCAGCCGAGTTCGGCGCGGCAGGCATCGGCGCCGCAGCGTTCGGGATCGCGCTCGCCGGACAGATCCAGCCGCTCTCCGATGCCGCCGACGCAGAAGAGAAGTACCGCAAGGCAGTCGTCCAGCACGGCGCCACCTCCCAGCAGGCCATGGAAGCGTCCCGCGCCTACCAGCAGCAGCTTGCGCAGCTGCCGCCCGAGACGCAGAAGGCCGCGGTCGCCCTGTCCACGCTGAAGGGCAACTTCCACGACTGGTCCAACAGCATGGCCCGCTTCACGATGGAGCCGGTTACCAAGGGCATCACCGTCCTGGACACGCTGATCCCGCACCTCACCCCCGAGGTGAAGTCGGCATCCACGCAGCTGGACCGCCTCGTCACCGCGGCCGGCGGCGCGATCGCCACGCCCGGCTTCGACCACCTGTCCGACAAGATCGCATCCTTCACCGACGGGAAGCTGGACCAGCTGACCGACCAGGTAATCCACTTCATGCGGGTGCTGTCGGAGGGCAATGTCGGCAACGGTGCGATCGGCGCGTTCGTGGAGTACGCCCGGCAGAACGGTCCCGCCGCCCGCGAAGCGATCAGCGCGATCTCACAGGCCGTCATCACCCTGGTGCGGGGCGCCGCGCAGGCCGGGCCGGGCATGCTCGCCCTCATCACCGCAGCCTCCCGCTTGGTCGCGGCGCTGCCTCCGGAACTTGTCGGGATCATCCTGAGCGTGGCGTCCGCGCTGAAGCTGCTGCAACTGTCCGGGGCAGGGATGGCCGCCCTCGCCGGCGGGATCGCCCGGGTCCGCGCACAGATCATCGCACTCAGCGCGGCATCCACCGCTGCGGGCGGCGGCCTGGCCGGCCTGCGGGCCGCATTCCTATCCCTGGGCACCGCGGCGAAGGCCAGCGTCGTCATCGCCGGGATCGCAGCGGTTGCGCTGGTATTGACCGAGCTGTCGCAGAGGAGCAGGCAAACCCCACCCGACGTCGACAAGCTGACCACGTCGTTGCGTCAACTCGGTCAGACAGGAAAGGTCACCGGCGAGGCAGCCCGAGCGTTCGGCAAGGATCTCAATGGTCTCTATGGCCGGGTCCGTGCCCTTACGGATCCGTCGACCACCGACGACGTGCAGCAGTTCCTTGTCGGCTGGACCGGGTGGGACTCCACGCCGGTCAAGGACGCCAAGGAAAACATCGACGCCATTGACAAGGCGCTCGCGAACCTGGTGAAAAACGGCCAGGCCGATCTGGCAGCCGCCGCGCTGAAGAAGATGATGGCTGAGTACAGCAAGGGCGGCAGGGACACCAGCGAGATCACCAAGCGCCTTGACGACTACAAGGGCGCCATCGCGGACGCCAAGTTCGAGCAGGAACTCGCCGCACAGTCCATGGGTATCTTCGGGCAGGCCGCGCTGGACACCCAGGCCAAGCTGGATGCCCAGAAGAAGTCCGCCGACGGACTCCGCCAGTCGATCATGGCGTTGAATGACGCCAACCGGGCTGGCGGCGGCGCAATGAACGCCTTCGAGCAGTCCATTGACGACGCTGCCAAGGCCGCCAAGGACAACGCCGGCGCGCTGTCGATGAACCACGGTGAGCTGGACCTGAACTCGCAGAAGGCGCGGGACGCCGAGTCCGCGCTGCGGGGTCTGGCGGCAAGCACCGACGACGCCGCGGCCAAGGCCCGCGAACAGGGCAAGTCGTGGGAGTTCGTCCAGGGAATCATGGACCGCGGCCAGGACAAGTTCGTGGCCGCCGCCCAGGCCATGGGCCTCACCAAGACGCAGGCCGAGGCGCTCGCCCAGTCCTACCTGGACATCCCCGACAGCAAGACCACCACGCTGGACATGCAGTCCGAGGACGCCACCCGCGACCTCGAGGCCTTCAACGCCGCGGTGAAGGCCTCACCTGGCTCCAAGTCCGTGACGCTGAAGACTCTGTCGAGCGGGGCCCAGCAGGTGCTGGAGGCCTTCGGCTACAAGGTCACCCACCTGAAGGACGGGTCGGTGAAGGTGTCGGCCGCGACGGGGCAGGCCCTGTCCGGTATCGGCTCCGTCGCCGCCGCAGTCTCCGCGCTCCGCGACAAGACGATCAACATCACGACCAACTACCGGGTGAACAAGTTCACCTCGGTGCAGAAGGGCTCAAGCGTCCCGGTCGCGAAGCGGGACTACGCGGACGGCGGGGTCGTCGACTACTACGCCAACGGCGGCATCCAGCGCGGCGGCGTACGGCATTTCGCGACCGGTGCCGAGAACCACGTGGCGCAGATCGCCCCGGCCGGGTCGTGGCGGGTGTGGGGGGAGCCGGAGACCGGCGGCGAGTCGTACATCCCGTTCGCCCGTTCCAAGCGCCCCCGCTCCCGGAGGATCGCCGAGGAGACGGTGCGGCGGCTGGGCGGCGACCCGCGCGACATCCAGTGGAACGCGGCCGGCTCCGTCACGGACTGGCGTTACGACCCCACCACCGGCTCCCTCTACTCGGCGTCCGATGCGGGTTCGGCCGGGCACAAGACGAAAAAGGTGAAGGTCAAGGTCAAGGGCAAGACCGTCACGAAGGAGGTCGAGTACTTCGATCTGACGGCCGTGGAGAAGAAGATCAAGTCTGCGTCGAAGGCGACCACCGCCTGGAACAAGGACCTCGAGAAGGTCGCCGACCGGGTCGGCGGGGACGTCGCCGATGCGCTCGCCGCGATGGGCGAGGACGGCATGAAGCTGGCCCACAAGATGGCCACCGGGTCGACGAAGTACATCAACGAGATGGCCAAGGCCCTGAAGAACCTCCAGAAGACCGCCAAGGCGTCGTTGACGGACTACACCCGGCAGCTGGGCAAGGCCAACACCCTCAACAAGACGTTCAGCGACAACCTGGCCAAACTCGCGGCCGAAGGCTTCGGTGACCTGGCCGCGCAGCTGGCCGCGCAGAACGACGAGTCGGCCCACCAGTTGGCGGCGGCCGCGGTCAAGGACAAGAAGAAGGCCGGCGCCGCGAACAAGGCGGCGGGCGCCGCGAACAACGCGCTCACCGCCGACGAGGTGTCCGAGCTCGTCTCCATCATCGCCGCGATCAAGAACAGCAAGACCGGTATCCACGACGTCGCCGGGACCACCGCGCTCGGCGAGGACGAGATCATCACGGTCGCCAACAAGGCCAAGGGGCAGATCAGCAAGTCCCTCGGATCGCGCGCCACCCGCTTCCTGTCCGACCTGGGCAAGGCCAACAAGCACCTCGCCTACGCCAACGGCGGCATCCGCTCCGGGATCTACGCCACCTCCGGCGGTGCCGTCACCTTCGCCGAACCGTCCACGGGCGGCGAGGCGTATATCCCGCTCGGCGCCTCGAAGCGGCGTAGCGCGCTGCCCGTCCTGACCGACGTCGCGCACCGTTTCGGCGTCGGTCTGACCGATGTGGCCGCGACCCGCCCGGTCGTCATCGTCCGCG